TTATCACCTTGGTTCCCTAAAACCATATCTGAGTATAGGGAACCTTTTATTGGTGGTGGGTCTATTGCTATTGAAATAACTAAATCTAATCCAGACATTCCTGTGTGGATAAATGACCTCTATGTACCCCTTTATAATTTCTGGGTACAGTTGAGGGATAGGGGTGAAGATCTTTCTGAGCGTGTTCGAGAAGAGAAGCAGAAGACTTTGGATGAGGGTGATAAGGATAAAGTAACTGCAAGTGCTAAAGAACTATTCAATAGATACAAAGCAGAGATTGATACCTATGATGACTTTGAGAAAGCAGTTGCATTCTTTGTAATGAACAAGTGTAGTTTTTCTGGACTCACAGAGAACAGCACATTTTCACAGACTGCATCCAATTCTAATTTCTCACTTGTAGGTGCAGATAAACTTGCACAGTTTTCTAAGTTGATAAAACATTGGAAGATAACTAATGTTGATTATTCTGAGGTAATGAAAGCATCTGGATCAAGTGATACATTTGTATTCCTAGATCCTCCTTATGATATTAAGGATTTCTTGTATGGTAAGAATCGTGAGATGCACAAGAAGTTTGATCATGATAGATTTGCTGATGATGTTTATAATTGTGCTCACAAGTTTATGATCACATATAATGTGAATGATAAACTATTGGATTTATATAAAAACTACAATCTTAAAGAGTGGAAACTTAGATACTCCATGGCTCATCGTGGAGATAAAGGAACTGATGAGAATATTAAAACAGAACTATTAGTCACTAACTATTCTATTGTCCCACAAACACCTTTGGAGTTAGCATGGAATTAAAAGATTGGTTGAATTCAATTAACTTCAATAAGACTAATCTTATTGAGGAAGATCCTTCTGTAATTAAGGATTATCCACCGTATATAATTAATCGTTGTTTGTCAGGACATCTTGATTGTATTTTGTTTGTTAATGAGATGAATAGGTATTCTTTCTTAGATAAAGATATGCAATATTCGTTTTATCTAAATACACTTAGGAAAAAGAAGAGATTTTCTCCCTGGCTCCGAAAAGAGAAGGTTGATGATTTAGAATGTGTTAAACAGTATTATGGGTATAGTAATGAGAAAGCTTCCCAAGCACTGAAGATTCTAGATAAGAAGCAACTGAACTTTATTAAACAACGACTTGAAACTGGCGGTACAAAATGACTACACAAGAACCACAAGTAAACTGGTCTCCTGATATGATGGTTGAGGTTCTCTTAAATGAACCTGACGACTTCTTGAAAGTACGTGAAACATTGACCAGAATAGGAGTGGCATCAAGGAAGGAGAAAAAGCTTTATCAATCTTGTCATATACTTCATAAGCAAGGAAGATATTATCTCGTTCACTTCAAAGAATTATTTGCATTAGATGGCAAACATGCCAATCTAACAGTCAATGATATACAAAGACGTAATAGAATAACTAAGTTACTATCTGATTGGGGATTGGCATCTATAGTCAAGGAAGAAGCTGTTTCTGACATTGCTCCACTCAACCAGATAAAGGTATTATCATACAAAGATAAGGGTGATTGGATCCTAGAACAGAAGTATAATATTGGTAAGAAGAATAAGGTAGAAGAAACCACACCTTAGATTAGAGTAAAAGTGTTATAATTAGTATTGGATGCCGAAAGGATCCAAACTAACACACTCGCTTTTAAAGGAGAACTATGAACGCACTACAACGCTATCATGCTGCAAATCTTCCTGAACTTATGGAGAAGATTACCAAGAACAGCATAGGGATGGATGATTACTTTGATCGGTTTTTTAATTCAGACTTTCCACAATCAAATTATCCACCATACAATTTAATACAATTAAATAATCATGAGTCGAAACTCGAAATCGCCTTGGCGGGGTTCAAGAAAAATGAGTTACAAGTCTTCACGGAGTTTGGAAAACTATATGTCAAAGGCAAGAAAGAAGAATCAGAAAATGTTGGAGAATTTGTCCATAAAGGATTGGCCCAACGTTCCTTTGAACGAGTTTGGACGGTCTCCGACGATACGAAGGTTGGATCCGTCGAGTTTGAAGATGGATTATTAACAGTGGAACTAAATAAAATTGTTCCCGATCATCATGAACGTAAAGAGTATCTTTAATTATGGCACTATCTCAAACCACACTAGACCATCTACTTGAAGCAGAGTCTCACTTGAGAGCAGCAGTTAGATCTGCCTCTACAAATGAAAAACCTTTAGTCATTACTCAACTATCTCAATTATTGCTGGATGTTGAAAGGGTTAAAGAGTTTGAAAAACTGCAAGATATTGTAGATGCTGAATTAAAGAAAAGAGAGTCTTGACAGACTCTCTTTTTTTCGTTATAATAAAAATTAAGTAAAGAAGAACTATGTCAATCAAAATTGCAGTATTAAGATCGGGTGATCAAATCATCACTGATGTATCTGAAATGACAACTGGTGAAGATAATACTAATTTAGTTGGGTATTATTTTTTCAAACCATGTGTTATTAAATTAAAAGAAAGGGAGGTTCCTATTTTATCTGGGGAAAAAGTTAAAACATATGATATGAGAATGCATCCTTGGATTCCACTTACAGAAGATGAAAAGATATCTATTCCTCTTGATCATGTTACTACATTTGTAGATCCAGTTCCCAAAGCATATAAAATGTATGAGAATAATGTTATAGGTAAAGGTTGGGAAGATGGGAGATCTGATGGGGATTTGACTGAAGAACAAATTGAAGAACTTGCAGAAGATGGTCAGATTGTAGAGGAGAGTGCTCCTAGTGATTAAACTAATAGTACTGACGAATCAACAGATTCTGATTAGTCAGATTGAAGAAGTAGGTGTTGAGATTGGTGAACCCGATTGTAAACTAACCGAACCATTTACTGTCACAATAGCACCTGCAATTGAATTGCAAGAGTTGCATCCTTGGTTGATAGAGGTCACTAATGATAATACATTTATGCTCTCTTCTGATAAGATATTGACAATAACAGAACCCAAACCCACTCTACTTGAAAAATATCAAAACTTGATTAAATGAAATTCTACACTAACGTGCAGATGATCGGGAATAAATTCCTGATTCGTGGTTATGAAAATGGTAAACATGTGATGTATAAAGATGAGTATCGACCCACTCTCTTTATACCATCCAACAAAGAATCTAAGTATAAGACACTTGAAGGGGAGAATGTTGCTCCTATTCAACCTGGTTTTGTGCGTGATTGTCGTGAGTTCTATAAGAAGTACGACGATGTAGAAAATTTTAAGATCTATGGTAATGATAGGTATGTGTCGCAATACATATCTGACAAGTATCCAGAAGATGAAATTAAGTTTGATACGAGCAAGATAAAGATAACTACAATTGATATTGAAACCGCCTCAGAGAATGGATTCCCTGATGTAGAAACTGCTGAAGAAGAGATATTAGCTATTAGTATTCAAGACTACAATACAAAACAGATAGTTACTTGGGGTCTTCATCCCTTTGAGGTAAAGCAAAAGAATGTCACTTACATTGAATGTGTCAATGAGTGGACTCTACTTCAAAAGTTTATTGACTATTGGGATTATAACACCCCTCCAGAAATTATAACTGGATGGAACATACAGTTCTATGACGTACCTTACATTTGTAAGAGACTGAGAAGAGTTCTTGGTGAGAAGCAAATGAAAAGGTTTTCACCTTGGGGGTTGAACACTGAGAATGAAATTTATATCAAAGGTCGTCAGCAAACTTATTTTGATGTGGGTGGTATAGCTCAATTAGATTACCTAGATCTATACAAGAAGTTTACTTATAAGGCACAGGAATCATATCGTTTGGATTATATTGCACAGGTAGAGTTGGGTCAAAAGAAGTTAGACCACTCGGAGTTTGATACGTTTAAAGAATTCTATACACAGAACTGGCAGAAGTACATAGAATACAATATAATTGATGTGGAGCTTGTTGACCGATTGGAAGACAAGATGAAACTGATTGAACTTGCTGTTACTATGGCATATGATGCTAAAGTAAACTATGCAGATGTATTCTTTCAGGTGCGGATGTGGGATACCATCATCTACAACTATCTGAAGAAAAGGAACATTGTAATTCCTCCTAAAGAAAGATCCAAAAAAGACGAAAAATACGCAGGTGCTTATGTCAAGGAACCGAAACCAGGAAAGTAT